TCCTCTTCCTCTTCCTCTTCCTCTTCCTCCTCATCGTAAATTTCGGGATACAAAGAACCCATCTGTTTTCCGAGCACATTTCGAGCCGAATACATGAGTCCGATACTCATGTCTTCGGCGCATACCGCATCTCTTCCGCAGGCCTTGGCATAATGGGCTGCGAGAACCGTCGCAGACTCCATCACGGGCAAGAAAATGTCCATAGCGGCCTCCTCCATTATATGGAACAAGAGGCTGGCTTTTAAGTTAAAAAAAGTTAGAGAACATCGTAGACACTGAACCGTTTCCGAACTGTAGAAAGTTGTAGGACCGCGCGTAAATTCTTATGTTCACGTTATTTGGATTGGGCAGGAGTGTGAATTTTATATTTTGATTATTAATTAGTGAAAAATTTACAACCCCTGAAGGGATCTCGGATTCGGGCTCTATGCAAAATGAATAAAGATAGAATAATCTGTCGGGCAATCTGGTATGATATTCCATGGGCTGTATAATTCTAAGAAATGTCGGAGATCCGACATTGCCATAAATTCTTTCCACGTTATTGAATTTTAATTCTAAATTGGAAAGGATGTCGCCAGTTCCTATGCTGGTCGAAGACCCGGTCGCTCCGATAGAATAATCATATCCAAGGGCCGTATCATTTTGAAGGACAAAATAGAGTTCTTTGACTTGGTTATAAAAATCAAGATTTGTCTGAAAAACTCTGGCGGCTCCCCCATTTTTGTATGAAAAATAATTGGCCAACTGAACCTGTTCTATGATTTGAATATGTGGGCGTCGGAGATAATTTATTTCATAATCTGAAATATAGGTATACTCTATGTTTAGGTGGGCCGAAAAAAACTGGGAAATTCGCGGGCTCGTTGGGGCCAGAAAGACGCTCGTTGGATTCCACAAGAACCGCAGTGTCACGTCTTCTCTAAAGGCGCATAGAGGAATCCCTTTTTTCATAATTGAAAAGGGGAGTTGTATTGTGTAGGACGGGTTGGCCGGTCCCGAAAATGTGAGATTCTTTCCGACCAGTGTTGAGAGACCGGGTTGCATCGCAGCGGGCACTCCAAGGTCCGAGCGCATCTCGATATATTCTCCCCACAGTCTCTCGATGAGTTCTGAACCAAAGTAAAGTTCTATGTAACTGAAGAGAAGGGTTCCGGCCGAGTCGAGGACGACCGCCCCGGCCGGGAGTTCGACCCGTAGGTATATATTCGTGATGAGATCACCAGATCTTGGAAGAGTTAATACCTTTTCTGTTCCAAAATTGGCATGATTTTCATAAAACGGAACAACATCTACACGAGAGGCGAATGGTGTCCGGGCTTGATATTTTTCTACAAAATAGGTCACCTCGGGTTCCCCGCTGAGAAAGACTTCTTCGGGACCGATAAAAGACAGGGTCGCGCGCCCTGCCATCTACTAAAAACAGAGAACTTAATTGAAGAGGATTCCACCCATACCGTTTTCGATTCTTAAAACATTGTAGGAGAGGGCCACGAGTCGCAGCTGCTGCAAGGGCCTGGGCGGCGAGACATTGAGGTCCAGAACTACGTTTCTGATGCGGCTAAAATTCACTTGTCCGGGACCGAAAGAATATATGAAAAACTGACGACCGTTTGTTGTGCTCCCGGGAGGCTTTGAGAAAAAGTTCAAATATTTGTTGAACGGTTCGATCGTTCCCATATATACCGAGTCGACCGTGCTGGCCAGGACCGCATCCTGACCGTTAAATGTGAGTCCGATACTCTGGAGACCACTGTTCGAATAGTCATATCCAGTCTGTCCAGAGTTTTGAAGGATCAAGAATAATTCCTTGACGGGTCCTTTGAATTTTAATTCAAAATTGCTAGAGTCTACTATGAACGAATCGTATTGACACTGTGTTATGACGTATTCAAGGCGATGATTTTTGAACCAGTTCATCTCCGGGTCGGACAAGTATACATACTCTGCAATTACAGAGGCTCTCAATGACGTGTCCAAAGTCTGAACACTCGTCAAATCTGAAAAATTACCAAAAGTTACGACGACCTCGACATTTTGGCGCCCGAGTGCGACCAAGGGAAGGTAAAGTTCTGGTCGGTCAAAAAAGTAAAAGGGTAAATTCACATAGTATGTCCGACCCGGAACGCTGACCGATGACGCATCATATTTTCCTATGAGAACCGCGAGGCCCGGTTGGTTCTCTAACGGGACATTGAGCTCGTTCCATATTTCTATATACTCTCCCGTGAGGGTCTGGATCGTCTGTCCGCCAATTCGAAGGTCGACCGATTTTAGGGCAAGGGTCCCGACCGAATCGTTATAGGAGTAGCTCGTGAAAGGAGTCTGGGGCGCAAAGACCCCGATGGGGTATATAGCCATTGTAGTATTCGCGCCAAGTGTTGTCGGGTGACCCGAAAGAATTATATAGTATTGAACCGTCGTGTCGGCTATATAAAATGGGAAAGAAATTGTGTAGGTGTTTGAAAGTTGCAGATTCACATCTCGTTTAAATAATATGCTTTTTGATTGGTTCGCGATTGTTACGGATGTCACGAGACTGTCCGAACAGAAGGAACCAACAAACATATATGAACCCGCATTTGCGAACTTTATGGAATTTGTCACTGTAAAGTCTGGAGAGGCCCGAAAGTCGAACACTTCCCCCAAATCGAGAGGCTCCGTGATATATACACCCGTTCCATGAAATATTACTCCATTTGATATATTTTTAATACTAAAAAATGAACCGGGGAGAATGTTTCCTGTGCCCGTCTTGATCCATGTCACGTGACACGAGTCGCCCGAATTCACCGTAAAGGGAATTGTAAAACAAAATGTGGGACTTTGACCTATGGCGGACATATCAAATGTGCTCGATCCTCCGGCGGTCACGAGAGTCACGGACGTTGCATAGACTCCGGGGCTCAATAAAAGAGACCCTGTGATCATATAGGTTCCGGCAGATGTAAATGTAATCGACGAGTCTGAATTTAATGTAATGCCCGGAGACGCAAAATTGGCCACATTGCCATAAAGAGGGACGGTTCCAGAAGTGGCCGTCACGGTCCTATTAAATGCGTAATATATATTCACCGGAGTTATTACAAAAAATGCATCTGTGACCACGGATCCCGATGAACCCGAAATAAAAAATGACAATGAGGTTCCGGCCACTCCTTTTATCGGAAGGACAATGGACGCGGTCGGGTCGCAAGATACGGCCGGTGAATATGTCGCCACAATTGTGCTTGAATTTAATCCATAACTAAAAGACTGGATCGACCCGGACGTCAGTGTGAACCCTACACGGACCTCGTAGAGCCCATCGGAATTGAATGTAATAGAATTATTTATGATCGTAAATTGATTTTGAGAATTATTTACGGACCAGTTTGAGAGTGGCAACTGGGTCGGGGAAGGTCCGACGCCCTGTGACGCGTTCGAAAGGGAAAGATATAGCCCCAAAGTGCTCGGGTAGGTGTCACTGAGTCCCGTTCTCTGGAGCCACCCGGTCAAAGGGATCGAAAAGTCCGGAGTGACCGTCCCGGACACGGCGTTATACACGAGGTTACTTGTAGAGGAACTATCGTAACTATTCGGATCGAATCCCCAGAAAAGGGGCCCGGCGGCCGAAATCGTGTTGGCGTTATATGGGACTATGACGTTCGAGACTCCCGAAAATATAAATTTATTCAATTCACTATTAAAACTCATATATGGAGAAAATGGTGCGCCCCATATCGCCATGTTTCCAGGCTCCGTTGAATAAAAAGGAACACTTGAATATGCGGCCGTGAGAGGCCCGACGGTCGTCCCGTTCGGAAGGCCGAGCCAGACGACCGGTGCGTTTGTGGACCCTGGGGGCGTTCTCCAGGCGTAGTATGTTCCAAGGTCACACAGTCCCGGTAAAGTTAATCTCAGTGTCAGGGCCCTCAAGAGGTCCCCGCGAGCCGGAATCTCACATGTGGCCTGTTGACCCCATTGAATACTTGTCCCGTTAAATTGGTTATCAAAAGACTCTAGGACAAACGGAGTGTGCCGTTTATATGTTCCCGAAAAATAAGTAATCTGGGGCGATCCTGTGAGCAACACGTCCTGTTGCCCACGGGCCGCGAGTTCTATGAAACCTGAACTCATTCCTGATAATGACCCAGAACTTATTTCGTGCGTTTCAGGCGACGCTCGATTTTGTTACTAAATTGTAGGACCGAGATATGGCTCTCCAATTGAGAAAGTTCAATCCGGCATCAATGGGTGACGACAAGGTGTGTGTTTTTATAGGTAAAAGAGGAACCGGAAAAAGCACCCTTGTGACCGACATCCTCTGGAACAAAAGGCACTTGCCGGCCGGCATAGCAATGTCAGGGACCGAAGAAGGCAATGGGCACTATAAGCAGTTTATACCGGACCTCTTTGTTTACGGAGATTACAACAAGGATGCGATCGAAAAGCTCATAGAACGCCAAAAGAAGCTCTTGGCGGTCGGAAGGTGCCAGCCGGTCTTTATTCTTATGGATGATTGTATGTATGACAAATCTTTTATGAGAGATATCTGCATTCGTCAACTCTTTATGAATGGCCGGCACTGGAAGATTTTCTTTATGATGACCACGCAGTATTGTATGGATATGACCCCTATGATTCGGACGAATGTCGACTATGTCTTTGCGCTCCGAGACAACGTGCGACAGAATCGCGAGAACCTCTACAAGGCTTTTTTCGGGGTCTTTCCAAATTTTGATCAATTTTCGCAGGTTATGGATGCTTGCACAGAGAATTACGAGTGTCTCGTCTTGGACAATACGTCCAAATCGAACAAGATTTCAGATTGTGTGTTTTGGTATAAGTCTCCGATTCGAAAGAATTTTAGAGTAGGAAATGAAGCCTTTTGGAAGTGTCACCAGCAGCACTACAATCCCAGGGCCCCACCCCGTGGTCCCTTGGAACCCGCCGTGAGGCGCAAGGGAGGGGTCGTGACCGTCGTAAAGAAACCCGCGCCTTAATAATTTTTCTATTTTAGATTGAAATTGTATATGGAGACTTACGACATGAGTGAGGGGAGCACGTTGATAAACGCCATCCACGAGGAAAAGCAGCCAGAAAAAAAGATTGAGCAATCTCAAATGGCGGACTTTTCTACACCTATAGATGAAATTATTGAGGAGCCTCAGCAGGGGGGAGCGGTCCACCCTGGTGGGTCTAATAGAACAAAGTCTGGGAATCCCCTTGGTCTTACGAACGAGCAGTTCCAGGCGCTGATTGCAGGAGTCGCAGCGGTCATTGCCTTTTCAGAGCCCGCTCAGGACAAGCTGAGTTCTTTTGTTCCAAAGTTTCTGTCCGAGTCGGGTGACCGTTCTATGACCGGTCTTATTGTGACTGCACTCGTGGTCGCTATTATTTTCTATTTTGCACAGAAATATCTAATCAATTAAAGTGTCCCCACAATAGTTTCTGGTTCCGGTCGGTTCGTAGAGACCTGCATCTATACAAATCTTCTTTAGTTTTTTAAAATTATCCCAAAAGTGGTCAGAGTGACTATACTCGGGAACAGACATATGGGCCATTTCGTGAATGAGCACATATGTTGCCGAATTTACATCGTCTCCATCAAGACAGATGTAAATTTCATACCCTTTGTTGACATTGGAACCTATGGCACCCTGAGCCCTGGTCCAGCCCCTCATCCCCGTCAGAATCGACGGGGTCAATACGGGAGCCCACATAGGGTCTCCGGTCTGCTGAAGGACGTCTATTATCTGTGCGTAACGCTCTTTGAGCTTGATAAATACCGGTGGTTCTCTTTGAGTTATTAAAATTAAAATTAATATTAAAATTAGACAATATACTATCATCCCTTACTCATTCACAACTTTTTTAAAAACGAATTTTGAATATAAATCGGAAATAAGTTTGTTGGGTTTGGGGATCATTGGTTCCCACGTGATCAGTTCAAGGCCGACGCCCTTCAGGGCCTCGATGAGGGTTCCGGGGTCCAAGAGAGGCTCGTCCTTGGGTCCGTCGGCATAGAAGGGACCGTCGGCCAGGCCGATGAGGAGCTGTCGACCACCTCTCCATATCTTGAACTGATTTTCTAACCTATCAGAAAACTCTCCATATTTGTCGGCCATCGCCAAGGCCCGGTTCCTATCGGGCACGATCCCTATCAGGAGTCCCCCGGGCTTTACGGCGCATCCGATCCCTTTGATGGAGTCTTCCCAAGAATTCAGAATGTAGTGAAGTGAGAAATTGTAGCAAACAACATCAAAAGGTCCGGCGAAAGCAGCATGTCGAATGTCGCCCGTTCCCAGGAAAAATACTGGGAAATCAGCCTCGCGGGCTCGACCTTCGGCCTCGACGAGAGATTCGGCATCCGGATCTATGGCAAACACGCGGGCCCCGACCGCCTTCCACTTCCACCAGTCTCCCCCGCGACCGCAACCGCAATCCAGAACCGTGTCACCCGGTCGAACATTTGAATTGATAAGGTCCTTTTTGCAAGAATTATGAAGTCTTCGAATTTGTTCCATCACTTAAAAGATACAAGCTTCTTTCTTTTATATGGGTTCCCTAGAGCAAGATTACCTGACCGTTCCTGGACAGCTTTTTGCGTGCGTGTCCTTTGTTGGCCCCGATCTTCCCCAGAAGAATGAGAAGCTCGGATTGAAGATTCGTGGAGCTTTTCCGACCCGAGATGAGGCGGCAAATCACGCCAAGCGTCTTCAGCGCGAGGATGCTCTCGTTGACATCTATGTGGTCGATATGTATAAGTGGCTCCTGATTCCACCGGATCGCACTCAGATCGAGGATGTTCATTATCAGAACGAGAAGCTCGAGGAGATCATGACCAAGTATAAGGAGAATCAGACCCAGGCCGCTGCAATGTTCGAGAAGCGCAAGCGCGATTTGATGGCCAAGCCGGCCGAGGGCGAGTTTCCGTATATCGATCCGGCCGATGAGAATTCCAAATACTACACGAAGCCTGATGTTCCACCGATTCCCCATCCGGCCGAGCTTCTTGACGATCTGACAAAGGAGTTTCCGGACAAGGAGATGTCCGAGCTCGTGAAGATTGCGGATGAGCGGGTCGCAAAGGTGATCGAGGAGCGAAAGGCAGCCGCTGAAACTTAAAATATGTATAAATAATAATGTTTATAGCACTGGTCCTTGCACTGATACTACTTCTTGTAGTATTGGTCAAGGCGAAGAATTCTGAAAAATATCAGTCCGATATTTTTCAAGATCCGTTAATTAGGGCAAATCCCTGGATAGGGTTTGTCCAAGAAGACATATATAAAGACCCTTCTGGGTCAATTGGCGACTTTCAAGGAAAGTCCGATGTTTTATCAAATTTGAGTCCGGCTGAATTTACTTAAGGGCCGGATTGACAATAATAGGGCGCATATTCATTATGATAACTCCAATGAC